GGAAGATGTGTATTACCAGGGCCAATCAGTTGGCACGAAGGTGGTGTACTCGGACAGGTTGCTGGAGATGATGCTCAAGGCTGAGCGCCCGGACAAATTTAAAGATAGAAAAGAAGTAACTGGAGCCGGGGGTGGCGCCCTTAAGATTAATATACTACAATTTGATGGTAACGAATTAGCGAAAGATCACAACGTAGAACCCGAAGATATAATTGACGTAGAAGCCCCAACTAAACAGGAGATGAAAGATGCCAAAGCACGTAGGAAAGAAAGTCGTAAAAACAAAGATGCCGTTCCCCCCGATAAAAAAGAAGAAAAAGAAAAAGAAGAACCAGTAGATCTTGACGATCCGCTGAACCAAACCCTAGCCCAACTAGGGCTAGATGATTGAGAGGACCTAGAATATGTGTTGTGCTAGAGAGAACGCAGATCTTTGGTGGTATTTATTTAGATTTAAATCTTGGGAACCTTGGTATAAAAGCTGGTGGGGACTGAAGCTATTCACCCTACGATTCTGGAAAAACCACTATATGATACACGACTCTTTTGGAAAATACATACACCGACTTCTAGGCTGCGCACACCCAGATCCGAAAGAGATAAAGGAATGCAACGGTGAAGTAAGGGTGTACTGTTTTAAATGTGAACGAAACATATGTCTAACGAAGTAACAGTCCCCCACAACTGGAGACCCAGGGATTACCAGCTCCCCTTCTGGCGCTATATGCAAGCGGGGGGAAGACGAGCAGTCTTGGTATGGCACCGTCGAGCAGGGAAGGATTTAACCGCCCTGAACTGGACAGTACCCGCCATGATAAATCGTGTGGGCCTATACTGGCATCTCGCACCCACATATAAACAAGGAAGAAAGATTGTCTGGGATGGCTTCACCTCGGAAGGCCGTAAATTCCTAGACCACTTCCCCCAGGAGCTAATCAAATCTGTCCGACAGGACCTAATGAAAGTTGAGCTTATCAATGGGTCCATATATCAAGTTGTTGGAACAGACGATGTTGACTCGCTTGTCGGAGCCAACCCAGTCGGTATCGTCCTCTCTGAATATTCTCTGCAAAACCCCCGGGCATGGCAAATGTTATCACCGATACTTAATGAAAACGGGGGCTGGGCAATATTTGTTTATACCCCTAGAGGTAGGAATCATGGACACACTCTCCTAAAGGACGCCATAAATCAACCCGACTGGTACAGCCAAGTGCTAACGGTTGACGATACTACTAAGATCACCAGTAACGGCCAAGTTCTACCCCTGGTTCCACCCCACCTTATCCAGCAGGACAGAGATACGGGGATCCCAGAGCAGACAATCAAGCAGGAATACTGGTGCAGCTTCGATGCCTCCCTGGTTGGCGCCTATTATGCCGATCCCATGGACAAGGCCCTACAAGAGGACCGTATTACCACGGTCCCATACGAGCATGCCCTCCCTGTGCACACTGCCTGGGACCTAGGCCGGAACGACCAAACAGCTATCTGGTTCTTCCAACTCATCCGCAACCAGATCCGGTTAATTGACTACCATGAATCCAGGGACAAGTCCCTACAGTACTACATAAAGTACATCAAAGAGAAGGAGTACATCTATGGACAGCACCTCGCCCCGCACGATATCGGAGTTAAGGAGTATAGTACGGGAATGTCTAGAGTCGACTTCGCTAGAAAGCACGGAGTCAATTTCCAACCTGTACCTAAGCTTAGAATCGAGGATGGAATCCAAGGAGTTCGCTCTATACTTGGTCGATGCTATTTTGACTCAAGAAAATGCGTTGATGGCATCGAAGCGCTCCGACAATACAAGAAAGTCTATGACGAAAGAAACAAAGTCTACAAAGATAAACCGAAACACGACGCCAGTTCTGACGGGGCAGACGCTTTCCGTACCCTGGCTGTAGGGCTAAAGTTTATTGAGCACAGGAACAGCTTGGACAGAGGCGGAGAGCGGACTACCCACGCCCTATCACAATATGATCCAAGAAAACCTATACAAAATGTTGCTAAAAGCAAATACAATGTATATAATCCATGGTAGCTAAGGAGTCCTATGGGTAGTCCACGTCAAGCTTTATCTGCTGCCACTTTTGGTGTTTCGGAAATTGTACGTTCTCAAAAGAAAAGTAGAGCCAAAGCCGAAGCAGAGAGAGCTGCTGGAGCAATTGAAGTAGAACAAGAGGACGTTGCGGAAGCTGTTCCTACCCTCGCTTCTGAGGAAGTTATACAGGCTGGTAAGAAAGCACGTAGACGTGTGCAAAGATTACTTGGCCGAAGAGCAACTCGGTTATCTGTCCTTGGTGGAGCAGGCGGATCGCTTGGAGATAGACCAATTGCCAAAACAGAGTTAGGAGGATTCGCCTAATGGGAGCCCCAGCATCATTATTTCGTACCGCAGCTGTTTCTACTTTCGCCCAACCCCCTTCAGCTAGTTTGCCTTTTGCATCTGTGTCGGCACCTAGCCTGCAGAGAGCAGGTAACCTGACTAAGAAGGTACTACGGGATGCAACCAAGAAGAAAAAGATAAAGACCACGGTGCTCGGTGCACAATAGAGCGGACAAAGTATTAAATAATCTCAGGAGACTTAAAGGCGATAGAGGCCCTTGGGAAGATTTGTTTCAAGACATCACCACATATCTCGATCCTCGGGGTGGTGACTTCTGGCGTACACGCCAGAAAGGTGACGGTAGGTTTGAAGACATTTATGACGCAACAGCTGTTCAGGCGCGTAATCTTGCTGCCTCTGCGTTGTTTAGTCGTGTTACAAATCCTGCTTCTCGTTGGTTCTTTCTTAGGGTTAATGATCGTGAAGCAATGGATGATGGAGAAAATCTTCGGTGGTTCGAGGATACCAGAGATGTAACCCAAGCGACCATCAATCGTCAGCTCGCTAATCACACACACCAGACCTTCAAACAAATCCTGGGCTACGGCACGGGAGTACTCTTTATTGATGAGGACGAGAAGACCGATGTAGCGGGTCAGGTATTTGGTTTGGCCCGAGTTTGGATTGACCAAGACTTTGGCGGGAATATCAACGCTGTATATCGAGAGTTCCAACTCAATGCTGGCAATGCGTTGAAGATGTTTCCTGAAGGACTGAGCGATAATGTAAGGCAGATGGCTACTCAAAAGCCAGAGGCCATGATTGATTTTGTTCATGTTGTTCAGCCTAGAGATAGCTTTGACCCAGATAAAGTTGATATTTTAAATATGCCTATAGAGTCTCTGTGGCTTGAAGTTACGTCAAAAAGCTTTGTTAAAGAAGGTGGATTTCCTGAGTTCCCCTACATTGTACCCCGATTAGACGTACTAGCTGGTGAGATATACGGTAGATCCCCAGGCATGGAAGCCCTCCCAGACATTCTGACACTGAACTCTATGGTTAGATTAGAGCTTGACGGCGCTAATATGTCTATCCGCCCAGCCATGGATATACCTGATGAGGCTTATGTCACTCCATTCGACCTCACCCCGGGCGCCAAAAACTACAATCAGGATCCCACTGGACGGAAGGCCACGCCTATAACATCAACGGGCGACTTCAATATTGCAGCCCAGTCCAAGGCAGAGCTCCGCGCATCTATTAGGAAAGCATTCTTCAACGATCAACTGAGGTTGGCCTCAGGTAAGCAGATGACTGCTACCGAAGTTCTGGAAACTCAGAACAGCAACAACCAATTGATGGGACCATGGCAGACCCGGCTGGAGAAAGAGTTCCTTGAGCCCATGATCAACAGGGTATTCAATATCTTGATGCGACGAGGCAAATTCCTTGAGCCACCCGCTAAATTGAAGAAGTTATTGGAAGAGGGCGACGGTGAAATCGTCATCACATACGACAGTCCCTTGGCTAGGGCCCAGAAACTTCAAGATGTCCGGGCTATCGACGACACATTCTTACACATTGGACAGCTTGTTGGAGCAGGATTTCCCGTGCAAGACAACTACGAATTGGATAAGATGTCTCGGTCGAGATCGTCCCTTAGTGGTTTGCCTTTAGAGTTCGTCAAAGAAGAGACCGAGGTAGAGGCTGATAGAGCTGCAGCAGATGCTGAGCTGGAAGCAGCTAGACAACAGCAAGAACTGCAGCAGGCCGTAGAGACCGGAGCCACAGCAGCTCAGGCATTACCAGAGGAAGAGGCTGCATAATGGCACT